TTAGCAGAACCACGTACAACACGAGTATACGCATCAGTAAGGTCTCGTCCAAGAGCTCTAGAAGCTTTTGTAGCCACTCCAGCTAGTCGCTCTATTTGGTCTGTGTTAAAGCCTGCACTAAGAGAAAGGTTAGCTTGTTGCGCTGCTTGAATTAAAGTAAGCTGCCCTTTAGTTGCTTCTTGAACAGATTTTAATACTTTTTCGGCATTAGCGCCAGAAGTAGCAGCAAGACTAGTTAATCCCTCAAGAGTTTGAGCTGCTCTAGCACTTTCTGCAAGTTTAGAAAAGGCTTGTTGTAAAGCAAAAGTAGTTGCAGCAGCGCCCGCATAAGCAGCAACTAAACCTCCTAAGCCAGAGGCTTGTGCAGAAAAAGCACGACCCGCACTAGCACTTGACTGTCCTAGGCGGGTTTGCGCTCTTCCGAGATTATTTAGATCGCGAATATTTCTATCAGCCCCTTGAGACTGAAATATAGTTTGAATTATATTCTTAATTGTTGCCAATCTATCTTCTCACTTTTGCTTTACCTTTTGAAACGCTTTCTTTCATTTTTTGCTGTTGTCTATAATGCTTATCATACACGCTGTGTATAACCATTATAAGATCTAAAATTTCTCGTCTATTCTCTACTTCATAAATATTCATAAAAGTCTCTAAACAAGAAAATTCTTTACCTAACCAACTACCACTCATACCCTCAATTCTGTCAGGAAGCATATTAAAGAGTATGAGCGCAATTTGAGAATTGTATGGTAGTGTAGATAAGTCTTGGGGTATTTCTTCTTCGTTAGGTTCCCAACCCATTTGTTCGCACATAGCAAAATACTGCTCTGCGGTCATTCCTCCGCCTTGTAGTTGATTGCGAAGGAACTCTTTTAGTTTTTTTCTGCTTCTTCCTTAGCTTCAGTCTCAAAAGTATCAAAATTATTTAGTGTATCACTAATGAACTGATCAAAAATAGTACTATTTTTAATTAGGTCAAGAGCATCTTCAGGGGAATATGGAATTTCTTGCTTTGGGTCCATTTTAGACAAATCTACTGGCAATAATTCGCTTAGACCACGAATAGTTAATCCGGTCCATCCTTTTACTACAGCTTCAGTATATGCTTCTAAGAATTTATCGTTATCAACTTCTTCTTCGCGTTGACGAGTACGCTTATTAAACTTATATACAAGCGCACTATTACGAATTTTCATTAGTTTGTCTCTTCCAAGATAACAGATACTAACTTTAAAACCATCTATATCTGGAAATTCTACTTCAGTAACTTTATCTGTTACCATAAGATTTTTAATTAAACTCATTTTTTTCCTCTCATTTCTATGTAAAAGGGTAGCTACCATATCCAACTTGCTATTAGTGAGGGGGAGGTCTAATAGCTTGCTGAGGTAGCTACCCATCAATATTTATTTTAGAATGCACCCCCTCAAGTGCATTCTATACTATTATACGTCTGGTGATACAAACATCTTTAGTTCACTACCAGAACCTCTAGTAGCTGTAGGTTCTTGTGCTAAGAATTCTACAGAGATACCAATAATATCTTCTACAGAGTGAGTCGGGAAGTTGAACTGAACTGCTGGCATTTGTACTGCTACATATGGGGCAGTTGCACCGCCGATTTTTAGGTTAGCAGAACTTGCTTGTGCAATACTAGTTCTAGTATCATTAACAATGTTACGTAAGAACTGAGCACTTTCATCATCTCCAGTACGTAGATATGCAGTAAAGTTACCTGTAATTGTACGAGAACCAGTAAACTGACCTATTGGAGTGTTAAGAGCTGCTAGTTCTTCTGGAGTTAGATATGTTAATGCGTTAGAATAAGTAAACCCTAGACCAGTTACAGGGAAGGTATAAGTATCTGCTGCTGCGCCTTCTGGAGTATGTGTTACTTCGATAGAGCTTAAACGGTTTTTAATAAACGCACTAGTTTTTGTTGTTCCAGCAACGTTATAACTAGCGTAAGCGTGGTATCCGTGAGCTAAAGTATTAGCATCCACAGAAGAGTTCGCTGTAGCACTAGATCCACTATTTAGAACACCACCGATAACAGAGATAACATTATCACGGTCGCTTCCAGTTAGTTCGATAAAGTTAGTACCAAAACCACTCCAACTAGTTGTAGCAATACCGTCAATAGCAGCATCAATAGATGCTTCATTAACTGTGGCATTTTTAACTTGATAAACAACGTTATCCATTTTTAGATACATGTTATACTGAGTTGCTTGTGCAAAGTTTGCAGAGTGCGCAGTAGTATTACCAGATGCGTCGCGAGTTGTTAAATCAAACTCACCTTCAGTTTGCCAAGCACTTTGTAGTTCGGAAGTTCCGCCTACTCCAGCTGCAAAAGCTGTATTAGATAGTAGAGCTTGCCATAAGAACCAGTCTGCAACAGGTTGTGAATTACCAGTAGGATCTACACCAGTAGCTCCGCTAGTATTAAGAACTCCAGTAGGTCTTAAGTAAGTCTGAAAACTCCACTCAGTAGGGTTAACAGAAGTATTAAATCTTTGAGTGCTACGGTCAGGACTTAAACCACTTTCTAGTGATGTAATATCTTGTGTAGCTGCTGACTGACTCGCAGCATAACCTGCGAGCACTTCTACTCTCCAGGTATTTGTTGGGGTCATGTTAGCACCGGTTCCACCGCCAGTTAAGTCAACGGTAGACATGTAAACTTCAGAGTTACGTTGAAGGTTTAATGCTGTAGACATTTTTTATTTTCTCCTTTAGAATTTTATATTTCAAAGCGAGAACTTAGAAATATTTCGGCCATCCCATAGGGTTCTAGTAGACCTGAATCAGTAAGTAAGCTGTCTATTGTTATGTCTAAAGAAGTAAATTCATTAGGAACTTGCATATTATATAATACATGTTCAATATCTTGAAATATATTACTAAGCTGCAGCTCTGTATCATCACCGTAAACATAACAGCGTATAGCAGTAGCTACTAAACCCTCTGTATTACCGTTTGTTTGATATTGCCTTCTTTCGACGTTAGAAGTTATATATATAGAGGGAAAGTCATTTATCTCATCTAAATATTTAATACCTCTATACACATTTTTGTGAATATTAGACAGAAAAACATAATCTGCTGAGAATGGAGAAGACCGTCCATCTATAATTTGTAATTGTTCAACAATATAATTTGTTATTTTTGTTCGATTAGACATCTTTCAATTCTTATTAAAGTATAACACGTATACTTAATTATGGCAAATTTTATTTTTTAAGTATTTCTTCTTATCAAGTTAAACCTGCGATTAAACTTAGCTTGTGCAATAGCGCGTATAGAACCTTCTACTAGGTCGTTTATCTCATATCCATATCTTTCTAATCTATCATAATATGGAGTATAAAAATACTCTATAGTATTTGCTCTAAGATTTGCAACAGCTTCTATACTAGACCTAAAATTTCCACTTCTTTCGTATATTTGGGGCGGTCTAGGGTTTCCACTACCTCGTCTCATACGTAGTCTGGTTCTACCGCGCACTGCGACCGTTATATCTATAAGAGAAGGGCCATCGTCTTTAAAAGTTATTTTTTTATCTTTCTTTATACGACCTTTAGATAAGGGCATACTATTTGTAGTGTAGTATATTATATCTAAATTTTCAGTAGGTCTAGTTTTTCTCCCTTTTAGTCTAGTACTAAAAACTATATTTGATGTTTTAGATACAGCAGGTCTTAGTGAATTTACTGATGCAACAAACTTTTTTGTGTAATCACGCTGTTCTTTTATATTTTGTATATTTATATCTACTACGGCTTCAGAAGCTTTTTTTACTAACTGTTTTTGAAAACTTGTCTGTATAAAATAGTTAATACTGTTTTCAGCATCTATTAAAGCCCCAAATATGGGCGCTTTAAATTTACTACGAGGAAAAAATATTTGATAAGCCAACAAGCTTCCTGAAGTTTTGCTAAATATAACTAAATTCTTACTTTTTTGATATGCTGGATTGTGTATAGTTGTAGGTGCATTTTTTTCTAAATAGTTAAACAGGTTAGTACCTGATTTTATTCTTTTTAAAGACCTAAAAATTCTCTCAGATACATCAGATGATTCGGCTCTATTAGTTTTTGTTCTTATTTCGGAAAGAATACTACTATTTATAGTACTTCCACCAATAGTTGTAACGGTTCTTGAAGTTTCGCTTTTTCTTTGCAGCTTAGCTTCTATACGAAGTATTCCGTCATCATCTATTTCAAACATCCCAAGATTTTTAACTATTTCTTTAGATGCTTCATAGTCGGATATAAACCAATCTTGTATTAGTTTTGGATTGCCAGAAACTTTTTTAGCGCCAAACAACTTTTCACCTAAAACTCTTTCTAGTTTTTGCTGAAGCCTATTACGAGCTATCTCATCTACTGTTTGTATATATGTGTCGTATAAAGATAATAACGAAGGGTTACCTACTAGATTTGATACCGATACAGTAATATTAGCCATTATTCTACCAACCTATAAAGATTAAGCACTCGTCTAACTTGAGGAGGAAAATCATCTATACTTAGCTTATACGAATTAGAACTTTCTCCTTGAAAACGCATAGACTCTGTTCCGCTTTTACCTTTATATATAACTTTAATCATTTCTAATAATGCAAGCTTTAGATCTGCAGGTATACTAGAATATCCTCCATTATAATAAACACGAACTCCATTAGGATAGTTATAAAACTGTAGAGGTCTAAAGAATCCAAGCTTAGGAGTTCCACCGCCATCTCCAGTATTAAAACTAATTTCTCCAGTTACAGAGTAAAAAGAATATTCATTAACACGTCTAGATACGTCGTCAAAAGTAGTAGAGTTGTTTGAGCCATCAAAACGCATCATTAACTTAGTATTCTCATCTATACGAGTAGGGTTCGTAGGAGCTGTAAATGCAGAAGCATATTCTGCTACGTGACTAATTTTTAAATCGTCTAAGTAGCCAGTAAAATAATTTGTACTAATTCCACGAGCTATGTTTAGTCCAGTATTAAAGTTTGGTATATTAGAGCTGCTAGCTAAACTACCTACATTAACACCATTTTTATATAGATAAAAAGAACTGCTATCACGTACTAGAGCTATGTGCTCAAACTGATTTGCAGAAAAAACACTGGATACACTTTGTACTACATTTATAGTCTCTGTAGACGATACTGTTGTTTTAAACCCAAGACCATAATCATCAAAATCTACAAACAGTTCCCAGCTATCACCAGCCGAACCGCTAGATATTAGTGTTTGTTTTCCGCTGGATACATCATCAAATCTAACCTGCATTTCAATTGTAAAAGGGTCTACACCTAAATCCCAGTCGTCAGTAGAATCTACAGATAAGTAGCTAGCTCCATCAAAACGACCACTAGACCTATTGAATTTTTTTACACGAGTCTTTAACAAAGGATTACCATTATTACTAATAGTATGGCTTTGTCCTTCTACAATTATAGGCTCTCCATTAGATCCTGGACCGCCTAAAATTTGATAGTCTTTACCGTCAAATTGTGATACCTCATCTACTCTATTTAATGGAGGGTTTGATATAAATACTGAAGATATGCCTCCATTAAAATATTCAGTATAGTTATTAGCTAAAAACTCTCTTCCGCAGTAAGAGGAGGCCAATGAGCTTACCTGTACAGCTATATTAGACAACCTTCCGTCTTCGTCGGTATTTGCAGTTTTTATGCTTAAAAAGTCTTTCATCTCTGCTAGGGTTACTAAGCTCATTGTTTATGCTCTCCAATACGTAAATTATTTTTTAACCGGAATTTCTGGTTTAGTTGTTTTTGCTTTTGGTGTATTAACAACTTGAGGTTTAGTTGCTTCAGGTTTCTCATATTTTTTAATGTGCTCAATATTAAAGTGATTGTAAGCACCATTAAAAGAATGACCTAATCCTAAATAATCCACAAATTCTTGGTTAAACTCTGGGTATGTTTTTCTTGCTTCTTCAATAGCAGCTACTTTTTCTTCAAAAGTCATTATAAATCTCCTATAAGTAATAAGGGGGAGGGCATCGCCCTCCCCCTCCTACGCTACGGTATTAATATTAAGTAATATTATGAACTTGCAGTAGTAATTAGGCCTGCATAAGAATATCTAGTACTTAGTGCAGCATCAGCAACTGTAGTTAGTGCTTTGAAGTCCATACGAGTACTTAGGTACATAGCAGTTACCTGCTGTTGTGGTAAGTATTCGCTTTCGATTTCCATAGCACGACGCTCACCGATAATAAAGCCTGGCTTATAAACTAGAACACCTAGGTTAGAATCAGCAGCACCTGCAGTATCCATAAATTCAGAGATGAAAATTGGGATACCATATACAGCACCGACACTACCTGTTAGATAAGTAGCTTGAGAGCCAAACTTATCTACAGTTTGGAAATCAGTATTAGTTACTAGGTTGTTATAACCTTCAACAGAAGTAACATAAGCAAGGTTGCTACCTAGTGCTAGTCCATACTTTCCTAGAGTAATACGAGCAGCAGCAATATCACCTGGATCTGCTTTGTCGATAGTAGTTCCAGTTTTAGTAACTAGACCACCAACACTTGCTGCTAGTTCTACTACACCTTTAATCACAGAAGGATATGCTCCAGCTGCGGCTAGTGCGTTAGATGCAGAGAATGCACTTAGAGCTCCGTTACCACGTAGAAGTGCCTTATCAATACCTCTTGCTAGACGGCGAGTTGCCGCTTGACGTAAGAAGTCAATGAGAGGAAGAATAGTGTCTTCTTCTTCGTCTTTAGCAATGTGAGTAGCTACCATGAACTTCTTTGGGCTTAGTGTGATAGAAGCGATTTGTGCTTGACGAGTAGTCGGTACTGTAGTAGTATCGCTTACTCCAGCTGCAAAAGAACCACTTGGGAACTGTGCAACAAAGTCGCTAGTATCTTCATCAGCAACTGGGATACGGAAATCTTTAGTGTTAACTTCAACGCGATTAAACATTGGAGCAACTACTAGTTGCTGTTGCATTTCGTTATATACATTAGTACTAAAAGCTTCGTTTAGGTTGTTGTCAGTAAGAACTGCTTTCATACGGTCACCTAGACGAGTATCAAACACACTATGCTTGTTTAGTGCACGAGCTAAGAAAACAGCATTGCTTTTTTCTGAATCAGAGAATTGAGCAGCATTTCTAGTGCTTTCCTGATAGTGCATTTTACTTGTTTGCATAGAGCTTACTTGCTCACGATATGCTTTTAGTTGTCCTTTTAGTTCAGAAAGTTCTTCCATTACACGAGTGTCTGGAGTGCTCCCTGTTTGTTCTGCACGATACTCTTCAGCTTCTGCTTTAAGTACAGCCTCACCAGTCTTTTCAACTAGTTGTGCTACGCGAGGCTCAGACACTTGTGCTGTTGCTGCTTTGGTATCTACCTCTGCAGTAGAAGCTTTAGTGTCGATTTGGATTGGTTCACCTACGTTTTCAGTAGTCATTTGTTTTTTCTCCTCTAGAGTTGTTTTTTGTATATTATGGCCATATACTTTTAACATAAGATCTCTACTGCTTTCTTGTGGTAGTCGCTTTAGAGTCTCAATAACCATACAAATCTTGTTTGCTAAACTAAAATGAGAGTCATTCCAATTTTTATATTCTAGGCTAACGAGATTAATAGAATTATTTAGTGCTTTTTGTAGTGTAGAACTGTTTTCTACTTCTACAGTATTTTTAGTTTGAATTAAGTCTAACTCTTTACTGTTTACTAAAGACTTAAATTTAGATAGTATTCCAGTTTTTTCTACATCATCAAAGGATTTTACATTGTCTAAAAATAAGTGTATATCATACTCTTTTTCTAAATCCCAAGTATTTATAACTGTAATATCTACTGGATTAACTTCTATAGTCTTACCTAATAAATTACCAGAAACATCACATTGTTCAAAAATAAACTTAGGATTATCTGCTGTGGCTATAGAAACAGTTTTATATCTAATACCATCAACAATAATAAAAGTTTTTGTAGTTATTTTTGCTGTATCCTCGTTTAGTAAATTTATAAACGGAATTGGCTTCATTGGGTCGTCAGAAATAGTTTCTAAAACTTCTTCTACTTCTTTTTCTGAAGTGTCCACAGTTTTCTCTTCTACTTCCTCAGATAGCTCGTCTCCAACCTCAAATTGTTTTTTAAATTCTAGGTAAGAGGTTTCGTCTTCAAAGCTTTTTCTTATAGAAAAAAGTGAATTTTGGTTTGCAGGTACGCTTACTACAGAAATTTCTAATAGCTCTACATCTTTAATAAAAAATGTATCATTTCTTTTATCGTAGTCTGCGTCTTTTACCCTAAAACCAACACTAAAGCTTTTTAAAACACCATCAGATATAAGGGTTTTTACTCCGTGCTGCTTTTCAGCTGCCTCGCTAACGCTTGCTTCAACGAAAATGCCTTTTTTGTCTACAGTAACAGAGTTTACTTTTCCAATAGGCTTGCCATGATCGTGTTGGTATAGTAGTATAGGATTTCTTCTGAAATTTTCAATACCTTTAGCCCAAGCATCTGGAACTACAATGTCTCCAGAACGATCTTTATCGCTAGTATTAGCATAGCCAGCAATTTTTAGTGTTTTTTCGGATACGCCTTTGACATCAATGTCATCGCTCGTAATAAAAAACTTTTTATCCATTATTGCTTGCTCCTTAATTATTTCCGCTACTATCTTCTGGTATATCGGTGACTTCAGAATTTAATGGTCTGCCACCCACATCGGGATTAGTAGCACTTCCCGTAATATTTTGTGGAACTCTTATCGAGTTAGTTTCTGGTACATCAAGAGTAGCAAAACCTAACTTAAATCTTGCCTCGTCAGCACTAATAATACCTGAATTAACTAAGCTAACATAGTATTGACTTTGGGTACGTAAATCTGGTTGTAGTGCTGTAATAACTGTCTTATCTGGTGCTATTTTAACAGAATTAAAATAGTGTGCAAAAGCACTGGCAAACATTAATACCATAGGCAAAATAGTATGTTCATAAAAAAGAACTTGGTTTGCTGCTATATTAGCATTATTACCGCTTTTCATTAGTACATAAGGTACTCCCATGGCTTTAGCCATGTCTTGTTCTAACCTTTCTATACTAGCTTCAAAATCCAAACTTTGAAAGTTTATGTCACTAAATTTATCAATCTTTAGTCCGCCATCTAATATTGCAGGACTTCTAGCGCCTTCAAAAATAGTTGCGTAAGAATTGCGCCAACTTTGTAACAATCTTTCTTTAATTTTTGTATTAAGAACCGAGTCAGTAGTAAGTACTACACCTGGTACTGCATTATTTCTAAAGAATTGACGTTGAAACTTTAAAAGAGCATTATATATATTTATAATATTATTTAAGCTTTTTATACGAGACTTTCCTCTAAAAATGCTTTCATCGTTATCTTCTTTAATATGTATAATTTCGTTAGCACTAAACTCTATAGTTTGTTTTTTTGCTTGGCGACCAGAAGAATAACTAGAGCCGCCACCACCATGAATTAAGAATAAATAACCTTTAACAAAAGTTTTTGGGTCAGTGATAATCTCAACATCATTAGCAGGCAAAACATAAACATGAGTTCCGTCATAATAAAAGAAAGCATTACCATCTATTATCAAGTCAAAGTAAGCTCGCCTCATTAACCGTATTTTGTCTTCAAACGGGTTAGGTCTATCATTTAGTAGTTTATTTATTTTTTTAATAGGCCCTTCGCCAGTTATATCAAAAGGTATTTCTACACAAGCACTGACTATCATATCAACAGCTCTGCGTATAACTTCTATCTGATCATAGGCAGCACGAAAATCTACATTAGAGTCTGGTTGTACAAAAGGTTCTCTACTATGAATATAGGTCTGAACTGGATTAAGTTTTATCTTGTCCGCTATCCAGCCTATCGGTCCTCTCGCCATTTATTGCTTCTCCATATTTTTCTTGCTGTTTGCTAAGCCAAATGATTACTTTTTTTGCTATATAGTTAGAATAGCTTTTACCAAAAATTTGATGGAGCCTTACGTGGTGTGACTTACATAGTGAGTATAAGTTATCGTTGTGTAAATACTCTTTGTTATCTGTTTCAAACTGTTTTCTAAGAGCTAACACATCCTCATCGCAAGATACCGATAGTTTGTTTTTTCTCAACCAAGTATTCCAAAGCTCGCTAACACTATAAATATGATGTAGCTCTATATTCTCAGTAGTTCCACATATATAACAAGTTTCTCTGGGCTTATACTGACTTTTCATGCCATCTCTAAGCCATTTTACAGGTTCTCTTTTAAATTTAGACTCAATCATACTTTTAATTTCTTATTCTATTATACGTCTAACTGTCTGGATAGTCAAAATATTTTATTTTAAAAATAGTTAAATGCTATGCATATATACTTACAGCACTAGTTTTACTGTAAGTATACATAGCATACCTTATAGCATCGCAACAGTGCGAAGTCCAATCGTGGTGCGGTTTTGCTCTATCAGTTTTAGAGTTCCATCTATAAGTGCTCATACTTTTAAAACAGTGTTGCGCATTATTTATATCAAAGTATACAGCATTTTTTTCTACTAAACTTTGAATGTGGGCAATACCATCGTTAACACTTTTTATAGCATTATCGCAAGCAATATCATAATCATAAGCTAAATCTGCACGAGTCTGTTGCGCGGCAGCATCTATGTATATATTTTCTAAACCCCAATGATCGCTCATTGACTTGATAACTTCAGCGTGTTGACTAGTTGTGCCTTCATTTGCAACATACTCGTCAACTATAAACCAGTTAGTACCGTCTGTCGCAACGACGACAAAAGCGGTGTCGTCTCTGAATCCCATATCAAGACCGCCTATAAAAGTAAAACGGTCATTACCCGGTTCAATTTTATAATCTGCTTGGTCGCTAGTTAAGTCTATTAAGTGAGTATTTTCATCAGTTTTATATATTTGACCTTCAAAGGTTGCCCATTCGCAGTAGTATTCCTGCCTAAATAAACTTTCAGGTATAGCTCGTCTAGCCTCTTCAATATCTGTTTGTGTTAATCTAGGGTTTGAATGCCAAGGAAATAGACCACTACCCCATTCAGGATAGCCATCATCTTGACCACGTAAGTAGTATTGATATAGATAATTTTCTTTACCTCTAGGCGTAGATATAAAAAGAACTCTTGAATCAGGGAAAGTAGAAAGAGCAGGTCTAAGGTCTCTAGTAAAGTATTCATCGTCAGGTATAAGTGCTGCTTCGTCTACTATAAGTAAGTTAGCGGCACGACCAACTAGAGAACTTCTGTTATTAGCAGATAGTAATCTTAGAGTGCTGTCATTTACAAGCCTAACAACTCGATCTTTTAAGTTAAAACGCTTAGTTTCTATATTATAAGCTTCAATAAGCTCTGTAGTAAAATCCCATATAATAGAACTTAGGTTAAAGTCAGGAGCTACAACAATAACTTGTTGATTAGGCTCAAGAAGTTTAGCCAATGCTAAGACAGCAGCACCACTAGATTTTCCAGTACGTCTAGCAGATATATGAACCCAGTTTCTACGGCTTCCAAGTCCTTCAACCATTGCTTGTTGGCTAGGATTTAGTTCTTTAAATCCGTATTTGTCTGGTAACTTAGCTACAAGTTTATCTACAGGAATTTTAAAATAGTTATCTGCCATTAAGTTTGCTTTCTAAATTAGCTATTTTTGCATCTGTTATGTTTTTATATTCATTAAAAGCTTGAATTATTAGAGCTATTACAGCAGAATAGTTTAAGCTTAATTTACCTTTATCGTCTTCGTATACTGCTTCTGGTAGTACCTCTTGTACCTGCTGCGCTAACAAACCTGCTGATTTATCTTTTTGGTTTTTAAAATTAAAAATATAACCTTGTAAAGTTTCAATCTTATTGATTGCATCAGATATGGGCTCAATATTTTCTTTTAGTCTTTCATCAGAAGTAGAATTAAATACTGTTGCCGAAACAGCTCCAGTGCTAGGGTTAAAAGTTAAATTCTCATTAATATATCTAGAACCTACTCCAGTAGTTGTAAATACTATGTTAGCAGTCATATTATCTGTGTTTGCAGCAGGTATTGTAGGGCTTAGAGAAGTCCAAGAAGATAAATGCCTACCTTCAAATTGATCTAAGTCCTCATTAAATCGAATTTGTCCAGAAATAGTTTTGCCAGGTTCAGGTCTTTGTGCAGTACTGCCGGTAGGAACTTTTATAAAGTTATTACTATTAAAATAAACATTCGCCTCAGCAGTGGTTTCTATATCTGAACGTAAAAATTGAGTAGCAACTAACCCAGATAATGAAGTTGCTGTGCCTCCTATTTGTTTAATGCCTGTACCTGCTGCGTTTACAATATAAAGTTCATCTGTCCCTAAAAGTATTATGTCACCATACTCTATAGTTCCAGCAGTTGCAGCATTATTTGCTTCTGCAGCGCTAGCCATTTGATAAGTTCCAATACCGTTTCTAGTAAAAGAACTACCATCATAAACTAAAAATCTACCTTGCCCATCAGAAGTAGTAGTACCTGCTTTGTACCAAAACATTCCTGTGTTAAGACCAGTAGTTCCCTCAAGACTTATCTCTGCAGGATCAGGCTCTCCAGCACTAGCAAAATTTTGAAGCAGCGAGGTTATTGAATTGTTGTAATCAATTCTACTTTGTGCTATAGTAGTAACTACTCTAGGTGTTACAAATGTATTACTCATTGCATTCTCTCTTTTATGAATTAAACTTATTTATATTTTAATAGTAAAAAATAAGTAAGTCAACTATAATTTTATTATAAAATTGGTAGCGTATTATTAATTTTTGTGTTATCAGAACAAGTATAATACTGATATTGAGTTTTTAAGCTTTCAGGAAAAGGAATCTCCTGTATG